TGAATACTTGCGAAATCACAAATCGAAAAGAGTATATGGATGCAGAACGCGACCTTATTATGTATCTACAGAAATACAAGGACGCTGACGACGATAAGATAGCTAAGGCAATGCGCGGTGAAGTGATGGTACGTATCAATATTCTACGGCAGATCTCCGCTCGCGGTAAAGTACGTGATGTTATTGAATTTGTAAAAGATTTTCGGGAGAATGGGAAGAAGATAATTCTATTTTGTTCTCTTCATGAAGTTGTAGACCAACTGAAACGTTATTTTCCTACCGCCGTATCGGTTACCGGAAGAGACTCACAGGACGAGAAGCAAAGAGCCGTAGACGCTTTTCAGAACAACCCGAAAGCAGATATTATCATTTGCTCAATAAAAGCCGCTGGTGTAGGTCTTACCCTTACAGCATCAAGCAATGTAGCCTTTGTTGAGTTTCCCTGGACGTATGCAGACTGCTGTCAATGTGAGGACCGGGCACACCGTATCGGGCAAAAGGATTCTGTAACCTGTTACTATTTTCTTGGCCGTCGGACGATAGATGAGAAGGTTTATCGAATCATCCAGGAGAAAAAGAATATAGCTAATGCTGTAACTGGTTCTACCGAGGATATTGAAGAAAATATCGTCGATATGGTTGCACGTATCTTTGATACTGATTATGATGATGAATAATTTAAGTCAATAAAGAAAGGAGTCAATATGCGTGAAGACATAATGTACATGATAACCTACCCAGATGGCACACTTATGATGAATACTCAAAAGTATTACCGAAGAGATTGCGTCAGGTACTGGCTGTCTGGAACTAATTGGACATGGAAACAGATGTACAAGAAAGGCTTTCGCTGTAAAAAAGTGAAAGTTACATTTGAAATAATTGACTAATAACAATTCAGTAATGAATATGAGAACAATAAAATTCAGAGGTAAAAACTTATATAATAACGAATGGATATTTGGTGACTTGATTCAGTACGAAAGTGGTGAAATGGCTATTTTCAGCAAGAAACTTTCCCAATATGGATGCGAAGCTACTGAAATGTTTAATAGAAGTAAGGTAGAAACTACAACTGTGGGACAATTCACAGGCTTATTCGACAAGAACGGAACAGAAATCTATGAAGGGGATATTCTTCACACTGTTACATTTGGTTTTGAACCAGAAGAATATACAGCTATTATCCTATATGATAATTGTCGTTTTCAACTTTCTAATGGTCGAAATTTATTCTATTTCGGGCAATCTGACCTTACAAGAATGGATGATACTATCGTGATTGGTAATATCTATGATAATCCCGAATTAATTATCCCATAACAAGAACTGATATGAATAAATTATATTTCATTGAGGATTAACTATTAACAAAAATAATATAGAATTAAATGAAGCGTCCACAGAGCAATGGGTTATTTGAAGTTACAGGAGGTCAAGAGAAAGAACGAGGTTTCTGGTGTATGAAGCTGATAACTTTCCTCTCCGCTAATAATGTAACAGATTGGGATGAATGGCATGGAGCGCATCTTTCTGCTATGTCAGGAAGATGCCCGTATGCTTCGCAATGTCCGATTCATGAGAGAACGATAACAGCAGTAGGTAGAAGACCAATACAATTTAGCTTATTTTGAATTAATGACTAAAGAAAAGTGTATTTTATGTGGAAAGGAAACGGTGTCGGTTATTAAAACCGATACCGGCTTTATGTGTTATAATTGTTATGCAGATCAGCGTAATCCTCCACGTTCAAAAGAAGTACATAATAACGAGGAAGCTCGCATACAAACAGAGTTCTTTAAACTTATTCCTCTATATTTTCCTAATATACCTGACAAACTTATATTTGCCGTTCCGAATGGTGGAAGTCGTCATGTACGGGAAGCTGCTAACCTGAAACGTCAAGGAGTAAAGCCAGGTGTTTCTGATGTGATCGTACTTATTCCCAAAAAGGGTTTTGCTTCTCTTTGTATAGAGTTTAAAACGAGGGTAGGGAAACAGTCAGAAGAACAGAAGGAGTTTCAAAAACAAGCGGAATCATGCCGTAATAAGTATGTGGTAGTTCGAAGTGCATCACAGGCAATCGAAGAATTACAAAAATATCTTTCTTAATAGAATTGAAATATGTAATACTGAAATTCCACAGATTGAAATAGCTTTTATATGATAGGGGAGAGGGCATCTGTTTTTTTTATATCTTTGCTCTAAAATTACAAGTATGACATTTGAAGAAGCAGTTTCTTTGGTTGACAGAATTAAAGATCAGGTTGTCGGAGCTCCTGTAAAAGGTAGGCTCATTGAATCTTTGTTCATTGGGCCTACAAACTGGGAAGAAATGCATGTTTTTATGAATATCTGTCTTCAAAAAGGGGAAGATGAAGCTATCGACGAGTTTATTGGAAAAAGTTTCTCTGTGTATGGTAGGTCTGTAACCTATATTAATCCGGATCTTCCTCGGTGGGATGTAACAGTGTTGGATGACTGGGAAAAAACTATTTATAATTAAAAACGAGTATCTTTAGTGAGCAAACCCTGACCTCTTTTGTTCTTAATGAAAAGAAGCAGGGTTATGAAAAAGCAAATAGAAATACATAAGATAGATATATCCAGCAATCTGCCGCTTAAATTTGCAGACGAAGGTATAAAGGCCGGTTTTCCTTCACCAGCACAAGACTATTTGGAACAGGCTATAGACTTGAATAAAGAACTTATTCGACATCCGGCTAGCACATTTTACGGACGCGTAGTCGGAGATTCAATGAAGGATGAGGGAATAGAAGAAGGTGATATACTTGTAATTGACAAGTCACTTGAATTACTGGATGATGATCTTGCCGTGTGCTTTATAGACGGGGAATTTACTGTCAAAAGAGTAAGATTAGAACCTAATGCAGCTTGGTTGGTTCCCTCCAATCCTGATTATCCCTTGATTAAGGTAACAAGAGATAATGAGTTTATGGTGTGGGGAATAGTAACCTATACAATTAAAAAGAACCGGAGGAAAAGATAATGTTCGGATTGATGGACTGCAATAATTTCTACGCTTCCTGTGAACGGGTATTCAATCCAGCACTTAACGGGAAACCTGTCGTTGTATTATCAAACAATGACGGGTGTGTTATTGCACGATCCAATGAAGCCAAGGAACTAGGTATAAAGATGGGAGTACCTGCTTATCAGATTAAGGATTTGGTGAGTAGTCACGGAGTTGCTGTATTCAGCAGCAATTATACGCTGTATGGAGATATGTCCGGACGCGTAATGTCTATTTTGGCAGGATTAGCACCCGAACTGGAAGTTTATTCTATCGACGAAGCATTTATCAACCTTGATGGCATTCAGGATATTCAATCACTTGGAACAAGAATAGTAAACCAGGTAACACGTGGTACCGGTATTCCTGTTAGTTTAGGTATTGCACCTACAAAGACGCTTGCAAAGGTAGCAAATAAGTTTGCAAAGAAGTATCCAGCTTACAACCGTCTTTGTATCATTGATACAGAGGAGAAACGAATCAAGGCCCTACAACTGACGAATATCGGTGATGTGTGGGGAATCGGACGTAGACAAGCAGCAAAGCTCGAAAAGCAAGGAGTGAAAACAGCATACGACTTTACGCAGCTTTCCGGTGCATGGGTACGCAAGAATATGACTGTTGTAGGAGAACGTACATGGAAAGAACTTCGTGGTATTTCATGTATTGATATGGAATCAGCTCCACCGGCAAAGAAGCAAATTTGCACCAGTCGCTCATTTGGTAAAATGCTTACTGATATAGATACAATGGCTGAAGCTATTGCTACCCACGCTTCCACTTGTGCAAAAAAACTCCGGAAACAAAAATCTTATGCAATATCCCTGATGGTG